ACCGCGTATCCTTCAATCGTGATATATCGATTCGCATACCCGGCGAGCCAAGAGACGCGAGTGTCATAAGATAGCGCCCGGTCTTCGAGCATCTTGGCCATGTCTTCAAGATCGAGTTGATAAGGAACTAAAAGACCCTCGTTAAAACCGAACTGAAACGGTGACCCACCGCCGATAGCCGGTAACTGTTGTGGTATTGCGCCCATCAGGCCATTAAGACCGGACAGCCCGTACAAGCCCGCGAGATCGTGACTGTCACAACAGCCCATCCCCGATTGACAACCTTGGCAGCAAGACATCAAGAGGCCCTCCTATATCTGACTGTCGTTGTTCTGCCGTCGTCACTTTTGCCCAATAGCAGCAGGCCCCCGAGGGCGAGCCATATCCACCACGGCAGTTTTTTCAATTCATCGAAAAGTCCCCCTGCCCCCTCTGGCAACGGCGAAACGGCCTGCGTTTTTGGCACGCAAATCCCCCTCGCTTGATCAAACACAGTTCCTGGAGTAGTGCATCGAGGGATGGGCTTACACTGGCGTGTTACCGGATCGAGGTAATAACCCGTAGGGCATTTCTGTTGCTGTGGCGCTGGCGGCTTCTGTTGAGGCGCTGGTGGTTTGGGAGCCGGAGGTGGAGCCTGTTGTTGCGGCGGCTTCTGTTGTTGAGACGGTCCCGTTTGCGCAGGCGGAAATGGGACACACTTGTTTTGATCGGGATGCCCTATCGGGTAAGGGTGATAAGTCCCACCTGGACATGCCGGAGGAAGATTTGGTTGCTGTGTCGATGGTGACGTCGGTAATGGTTGTTGTGGCGCAGGCGGTACAGGCAATTCGTAAAAGACCGGATTGTAGGGCGTCAGAAATGGATCGGGGATATAGGGCAACCCGTAAAACGGGAAAGAAACATCAGGTAATAGCCCCTGCTCAAGAGTCGGAATTTCGAACGATCCCGCCGAGGCGTCTTCAGCCGCAAAACCAGCGGCCTGCGCAGGATCGAGGCCCATGCCCAAATAAAAATCATAGTAAGCGCCAAATAGATCGGATTCATTACCGCCTGAAGAGTAGCCGGAGTCTCCGTACTCCGCGCCTGTATCGAAGCCATAGCCATAATAGAAATCACCGCCCGCGCCGTAATCGAAACCTCCCCCGCCATAATCACTAGTCCCGTACTCAATGACCGCGCCATTGTCGTAGTAGCTGCCATCGTCGGAGTAATCGTAGTAATCGTAGTCTTCGTACATCAGCGCCTCTTAAAAAGCCAAATCAACAGACCGACAAAACCAAGCGTCAGAAGCCCTGAAAACATTGGCCGTTCGCAGCGTTGAGTCTCGGGATTCCAGATAAGCCCATGTCTTGAACAATCTGGAATCGGCTTTTCCCTTCCCTCTCGCTTGTTGTAATAAGTCGCCACACGCTCAACGTCCCCTCTTTCCCAGCATGAACAACAAGACCCCGCCGACTAACAGCATGAGTGTTGTTTGTGAAAGTTGAATCCCGCTCCCCGGTGGTTGCGGCTGAACTCCGGGCATAGGCGCGGGCATGGGAATTGGTTGCGGCGACGGAGTTGGATAGCTTGGATAAGGCGGATAGCCGGCTACTTCTAAAGTAGCCACTTGAGCGGCCCGCTCTATCGCTCGATTGATTGAGTCCGCGTACCACGGTTCTTCATAGTTTGTCGTCGCTGTAGGTGTCCCCGTTGTTCTTGGCGTGGTCGTGTCTTCAACAGGGACAATGCCGTAGTCATAAGAAACATAAGGCAATTGAAAAAATTGATCGGCAATGGGTTCGATCTCTAAATAGTTGTTCATTGAAAAATCTCCCATGCGAGTTCAAACCCGCCGTCTAAAGTTTTTTGTCTCCATCCCATCGGTTGGTCTTTTGCTACCGCATCGAGCGCGATTGTTTCTCCGTTCGGTAAAAACACTTCGACATACACGTGTGAAGCCTCTTCACCGTTGACCCACTGAGCGACGAATCGAGGCCGAATGCCGAGACACAGCGCCAGCGTTGCGAGCAATACTGACAGGCTTACGCAGTCGCCTCTCTTCAATTCGAGCGTGCGTCTTGCGTCTTGTAGTGTCTGTTGATTTATTGGGTGTGGCTCATAGGTGATGTTCTGAATCACCCAATTGAACAGAGAGCGTATGGCGTCTCGGCTGTTGTAATCAGGTGCTATTCGATAGGCTGTCTTGATATTTTCTGGATCGTTGAAGCCGCTGTAGTCAGGCCCGATTCGCCCTAGTACAGCGTCTCGCATTGCGTCGAGCGTTTGAAATGTTCCCGCGTCACCATCAAGTAACGCTCGATATTCGATAGAAGGGGAGACGGCGGGCGCTGCGACATCAGCGAGTTGATAGTTGCCGGTCGTGGGAAGCGCCCTTTGTGCCGTCATAGTCAAGACCTCAATCGGCCTGGCAACCATCAACGGGCGCAAGAAACCACAGAAGATTGTAAGGTGTCAAGCCCTATAAAGGTTGACAGATATTAGATTTAAGGCGTATATGCTTTATGTTCGTTAAGTGGATTCAACGATTGATCAATCGTGTTTCAATCTGAAGTCCTCTGAAGATTCTAGCTAAACTCAGCGAAAAATATTTTTCGCTCTTATGTGGGAAGGAGCCAAATGCCAAGAAGAAAAGCCGCTGAAGTTGAATTGCTCCCGCCTGAAGAAGACCAACCAATCCGAGGCCGCAAGAAATTGGTCGAAGCCGAGCACACTATCAAATATTCCGCGCCCGTTCCTGTCACTGTCGAAGATGAACCGGCAGAAGACGAATCTTTTTCTGACGTGGACATTGTTGAGACGGAGAGAAAACAAAAGCGTAAGACTGCGAAGACCGAACGAGACGAGCTGCGCAAGAAAATGCTGAGCCATGGCGTAACGGCAGCTAGTCCGTTGAAACTTATCATCGAGAAATACGCACACAGCGATGGTCCTGATTCCGGTACAACAGCAGAAAAATCCCATTGCACAAAATACGGTTGTGATGAAGCGCATCTTTTAAGCCAAGACTACATGAACGTTGCGGCAAGATGGGGCGCAGGCCGTTACTGGTTTACCCTCTACAAAGATGGAACGATAGTTACCCAATGGGAAAAAAAACTAGAACTGCCCTCTGGCCCGGTGATTCAGCGCGTCAATCCGAATGATCCCAATTCCCCGCAAGTAATCGTCCAGACAACCAACGGCGACGGCCAAGCGCAGCAAATCCCGATGTCAATCAAAGACATCATGAAAACTCAACGCGAGGCTTTGAAAGAACAACTCGAAATGGCCAAGCTCATGCGCGAGGCTTATGGTTTCGCGCCTGAGCAATCACAACAGCAACAGCAAACAACCGACCCCGAGTTGGCCGCATTACAACTAATCACAAAAAATCCCGACGTGATGGAAAAGATCGCCGGAGGCATCGCTAAATCGATCTTCGGTGGCAAGGGGGTTGCCGACGACACGCCCTGGTGGGCCGACATCCTGAAAGACTCAATAACGACAGGCCAATTAGCGCCAACAGTTCAAGGAGTCGTCAAGGCTCTATTCCCTAACGGTCTGTTTGGAGGTCTATTCCCCGGAGGAAATAATGGGCAAGCGCAGGTGGCTACGGCGCCACTTCAGACAAACAGACCCGTTGATAATCAACAATCAACCGATGGGCGAACTGTTATTGCTCAAGAAATCCCGCAAGGCAATCAGAGTCTACAACCGGCAAATGGAGAAGTTGATCAGCAAGGCGGAATGCCGTTAGCGCCCCAAGATCCCTACGCGCAAATGTTGACAGGCGTTATTACGACGCTCGCCAATAACGGTCCGGTCGAAGACGCCGTTAGGCGCGTTGACGGTTTCTTGCTCATGGCGCCGCAATACACCGAGACCATTGACGCTCAATTCTCACAACCCGCTGAAAATTTACTTGGCGCAATTTCGACAATCCCCGGATGCGAACAGATCGCACAGACCGAACACGCAAAGGGATGGATTGAGAGTTTTCAAGCAAAGTTCTTTGAAGAGAGTCAGGAGGGCGAAGAATGAAGAGGGAAACCAAGCAAAGACTGTGCGGCCTGTTTGGTCACCGGGCAATTGTTCCGTTGACACTTTCCTCGCTATTCATCGCGTTATGCAGATATAGGGATGAGCAAGGCTACGCCTATCGTTGTTTTCGCTGTATCTGTGGCGGCGCAATTGGAAAATTTGGGAGATAAATTATGAACCTCGACATCGGCTCTCTCTTCCCCGACCTCGAAGCCCTCACGCCTGATGGCCGATGGAAGATGCTTCAGGATTGGCTTGCGAAGAATCCCGAGTATGGAGAACGGGTTGATAGATGGTCAACACAGACGGTTGACAGAGTATTTACCGAAATCTGTCTTATGGCGACTGAAAGATATGGCGCGATTGCCGGCATGGTCCTCAGTTATCCAACAACGCAATCCAAACTCAAACGATCGATCGAAATCTTACAAGCCTGCTATCGAGAGAGAGCGGGGATAAATAATCAATCAGAAAAGGAGATCAAGAATGTCAGAAGAAAACAACAACCCAAAGGGCGAAGCGGAAAGAATCCCCCAAAGCCCTGGACTCGAAGGAAGCGGACAGGTTGAGATCGAGACTGGAGGTGTTTTCAATCAAGACTATCTCGAAGAGTCTGGCGCTTTCATTGACAATCCAATGCTCGCGCTTCTGAAGCCGCTCACTCAATATTTTGATTCAATCAAGCCAAAGGTTTTTAAGCCTCCGAAGACAGAACACAAGGTCAAAATCTTTTACTTACCCCCAGTGGCCCCCTTGGAACACATCGAAGCCATAGCGACGACAATGGAAGCTTTTTTGAACGACGGCTATTGCTGTCATGGCCCAACGATCATCAACGATTACGTAATCATGGATTTTTCACGAAGGAAGGAGATCGAAGAGAATGAAAAGATATAGGCGCAGAAATTCCAGAGTCGAGATTGAGTACGAACACAAGCAAATTGTTGTCGATGTCAGCGACAAGAAGTCAATCCCGGACCTGACGGAATATCTATCAGACGATAGCGGATGGTTTGTAGATACCGAGATCGTTTGTCCGCCAATCATTATTTTGGTTGTTAGCCGAGAAAAGGAGACTGAAGAGAATGAGCAACAACAACAATCTTGAAATTGAACAGATAGCCTTAGAGCCTGAAGTCATGGAGTCTTTACCGTTTGATTTCGAGTTTATCACGTTTGCCTTGGGATTGGTCCCGATCTGCAACGGAGACGCCGCGATTAGTCTCGGGAATATTTCGAGCATCGCAAAAGCTGAAGAGGGCGACGGCTGGACACTAACCATGGCCAACGACGAAGAATACGACCTGGGTCTTGACGACATGATCACCCTCGAACGGCTTTTGAAAGATCGAAAAGCCAAACGAAAAGAGAATATCAAAGACGAAATCAGCGCGCAGTTACAAGCCCAAAGCGAATTACAAAACAATGTCTCACCGGGCCGAATCGTCGGAGTTGGCAAGAAAGGCTTTCACTGACAATCTGATTGTTGGCGAATCCTCCTACCGATAAGGGGCCGACTCTTCGGCCCTATTTTTATTCCCACCAAAGATTCTTAGGCAATATCTATCAATCGCCTAAAGATCACTGTTTTCTCGATCTACCGTGATTTTTCTATTGATTCAAACGCGAGTTTGATTTATATTCTTTTCATCGCAGCGGCAGTTAAGCCGCCGATAATCGGAGGAAAAGAAAATGGCATATTGCGACTCAATCCAAATCACTAAAGCGGCTCGGGAGATGGGCGGTCGGCCCGAGTTTGAAAAGACCGTTGGAATCGGTGACGAGCGCTTGACCCTGTTCCGACTCCCCAACGGGAGCTACGTGATTGAAACCAACGGCGATCCGATTTTTGAAGATGAAAATCAAGAGGCTTTCGCGGAAGCTCTAAGCACGTTCAAGAAATAGCCGAAACGCCCTTTACTGGGCGTCTGCGTGAGCTGACTCCCACGCACTGATGAGGCAAGTCAACAACTGCGGCCCACGCCGCGATAACGCCGAGAGGCAAAGGAGAAATTATGACGAACATGGAATTTAAAGAGAACCCCTACGACAGCAACGGAATCGTGCTGATTCCTGCCGACAGTGATAAGAATATTCCGACCACGGCGCAAGTTGAAAAGTTTATGGCGTCGGAACAAGGCGGCCAGTGGAAAGCGTCAGGCGGCTGGCACGCGACCGGCGACAGCAACGAAGTCTACATTCGTGTCGAGAAACGATAAGCGACGCCTCAATAATTTCCTTTGATACCGCGAGGAGAGAATGTCAACTAGATACATGGTGACAGTAAAGTATGGCTTGTACCCGCTTGATCCTGAATGTCGTGGGGGCGGTGAAGTCCTCTACGACGGCTACGACAGCCAAGACGCAGCTTACGAGGCGACTCGCGCTCAGGAAGGAAAATTCCCCTACCAGAGGGTCGAGATCGACCGCAAGGTAGACGGTCGCTGGGTCCCGTTGACTGGGGGCCGCCGGAAACGCTTCCTGGCAGTGAGGGAGCGACGGTGGTTAAAATCCGCGGCGCAATTAATCAGTAGGACAGATTGAAGCAAAATGAAAATCACCAATCTCGAATTTTCCACTATTGAAAAAGCGATTCTCTACGCACGCGCCGTGTCGGTCTTGATCGATCAAGGCGAGTCGAAGAAGCAAGCCAGAGGGATTGTTTCAAAAGAAAATCCCCAAAATATTCTCCGGCTAGCTCTAGGCTTCGAGAGACGAACGAGGGGCGGCGCCAGAGAGAACGCAGGTAGACGGAAAGATCAAAAGCAAAAGCCGGAGTGATCTACTCCGGCTTTTTCTTTCTCCCGCTCTCTCCTATACCCCACGGCTTTCAAACAGAACCAAGCCGATTTTAGAGTTTTCCGCCTTGCCCTACCCTACCCTATGGCCTGACGATTCCGATTCAGCCACGGTCAATTGTGGGCAAAATCTGGACAGTGAAATTCTCAGGCCCAAGTCTAAGTGTAACTATTTGGTGATTTACAAGATTTAAACCGGATTATCGGTCAGAATTTGGTGGGAATATTTATACCGTTCGAGGACCGTTGAAACCATTGATATTATAAGACTTCTAACCAAATGCTTGCTTATCAAATGTCGCTCCCGACATCGAAAACTCGACTTTTGTAGCAAGAAACCCGTCAATATCTCGACACCAAGATTCAAGAGTCTCGATAGCTCTCCTGAGCGTGTCTAGTTGGGCATGGGTGTACGTGGCCGTTTGATCTTTGCGCTTGTGGCCTAATATCGCGCTGACTGCTGAGTATGGGGTGCCGGCATTCTCAAGAACAGTAGCCGCTACGTGGCGCAGATCGTAAATCACCCATCCCTCGTCAATATTGTCTCCGTAAGCCACGCCTGAGCTTTCGCCTATTCGATTCAAAACCCTATAGAGCTTGTCTCGATTGATCGAGAAGAATCTCTTCTCTGGTCGAGATCGCAAAATCTCAAGAGCCGTTTCAGACAATGGGACAACGCGAATAGACCCACCACCTTTCTTCGAGACAATCTTGATGGTTTTCCAGTCCCAACTGACCTGGCTTGATTTCAAATTCAAAATCTCCCCTTCCCTAGCGCCTGTCAGGAGCATGAGCCTGAAGAGGTCAAAGACCTCGACTCTATTTTTGACCGACAAATATTGCTCATAGTGCTGGCGTTCAGCTCTCAGAGCGAACAAGATTTTTGAAATCTCTTCTCTCGGTAAAACTCGGTTTCTTCCTGGGGCATAAGTCAGCCACGGGATTTTTGGACATCGCCATTCGCCCAGATCGGGAAAGCGTTCTAAAGCTGAAGACAAAATAGCCGAGACTTCAGCCATATAGCGATTGATCGTTCCAGGCTTGCATTGTCGGGCTTTGAGAGAGTCAACATAGTTTTTCCAATCGGCTCGCGTGAGGTCTCTCAATAACATCTCCGGGCCAACCAGCCTGACAAACTCTGTAAAGATTCGCAAATCCTTCTTGTCTTTCGTCAGGCTGGTTTTCAAAGCCCCGAGAGTGACCTTTGTCTTTGGCTTCGCCAATCCGTAGCGTTTTGCCCTGGCGTTCAGACGCAAAGCCGATATGGCTTCTTCGGCTTCCTGCTTTGATTCAAAATCCGAATGCCTATATCTGCGACCATCAACAGTCACGTCAATTTTCCAACGCCATTCGCCAAGGTCTTTGCGCCAGACTTTTTTGATGTCCATGTCTCTCAACGACAAAAGCCGGAGTCATCCCCCGGCCTTGTCGCCCCCGTCTTTACTGGGTTGTCGCTCTTGTCGCTCAATGGTCATGCTCTGTGATCCATTGAGCGATTGCTTTGTTGAGAGCCGCCCCCTTGTGGCGCTCTTTCATCTGTCGAAACGCCTCGCCGCTCAGGTGGGCGACGTATGGCCGCTTTCGTTTCCTGACGCCGTTCTCTTCGACGTAAACGGCCTTTCTAAGTTCCCACCCTGCGCCTTCCTGCTGCCAGTGATACCCCGTAACAGTCGGCGGCTTTTTCGTTCGTCTTGATACGGGCATGCGAACTTTCTTTGTTCTTTCACTTGTCGTTCGCGTTGTTTTCTGTTTTAAAGGCTTTATACCCATGTTGTCCGGGGTAGCAGCAACAGATATTGTCGGCGCAACGAACGGGGCAAGTACGGGGGCGCCACGCGCCTTCATTTCGACGCCCCCGGTCGTCAGTCCAAGCGGTCATCTTCGACTTGATAACCGACCCTTCGGGGCATCTGTCTTGTCGTCTGACCATAAGCCGGGGCAATGCCATGACGCCCCTGATCAAGAATGCGAGTCGCTAGGGCGTCCGCCTCGACATCGGCTCTCTCTTCCATTGCCGCTTGGAGTTTTTGATTATTGAGAGCCGCCGTTTTAGCTTCCAAGATTTTCTCTTCCTGTTTGCCCTTATACCGAAGCTCCAACCGGACAAGACGAATCACCGGATCGGCCAGAGTGATAAACAGGACAATCAGCAAGACCGCGATGAAGACAGACACAGCCCCCCAGGCTATCCATCCCTCTTGAAACCCCGAAAGGGAATAGCCTTTGACCATCATGAAATGCGTGATCAAGTTGATCAGCATCACGACGACCAGAAAGGCCATGCCTGCAAGACAAATCAAGCGCTCCATCCCAGAAGAGAAGGCCCGCGTAAAGCCGTACACAAGCCAGACAAACGCGCCCTCGACTACCACCACGGCAAACATAGCGAGTGCCACTTGAAGCTCGCGGGGGAAATCCGCGAAGCCGTCTTTGTAAATCTGGTAAGAACTAACGCACGAAAGAGCCGTGATGGCCAGCAAGATAACCATGCCTCCAACGATCACGTTCTTTCGAGCTTGGTTGTATTTGAACGCTTCTTGAATGTTGTTCATTTCGCCTCACTTTTGTTTGAGGCAGGCAAGAAAGGGGGTTGCTAAGTCTAAGTCTATGGCTTAAAAACAACTGCCCATTGCGTACCTGCCAATCCCAGGTTTTAGGCCGGGCGAGGATTTGAGCCTCACCGGCCCGCGATGGGCGCCATCCTACCTTAGAATCTACGGCGACACCAAATGTTCGTATTCAATTCTCAGATCAAGAGTCACGGCTTTATTTGCAAAGATCGAAAACGCGTTGCTCAAAACGAAATAACTTTGACCGTTTGGTAGTGCGGCATTGATCGTATCCACAGTCACGCGCCCATTCGATTGATACCAGGTGTTGAATCCATGACCGTTCTTTAAATTGATCAAGCCATCTTGATTTGTCACACATGCATAAACATCGTTGCCCCCACCGCCTTGCGCTGTAAATCTCCCAACCAATCGCGCATTACGCCATACAGGACTAATCCATAAAGGTTGCGTCCAGATCCGACCCGGACCAAGCGCGATGGCGTTTGTTTCAATTTGCCGTATTTCAGTTTTCCAATAGGGAGTTGGTTTCGGTGTGGGAGTGGCCAGGGGAAGGGAGAGCTTGATTTCCGTAAGAGCTTTAACAGGTTGTTTGGTCAAATCTTTCAAAACAGGCGCCAGTGAAAGCAATCCTGCAAAGGCAATGAAAGAACAGGCCGCAGTCGCGGCAATAATGGCAATGGTTTTCTTCATGGCTGTAAAACTCCTATAGGGGCAACTGGATTATGCGGTCTTTTTCAATCGAGGCTTAGATGTAGACCGCTCTTCTGATTTTAAAGCCTCTTCGTCAATATTGACGCTTGATTCGACGCCATAGTACAGCACAAGAATGGCCTCGATTTGTTTATTCATAGATCGCCGACAACGCTTGGCGTCTTTCTCCACTATGTCCCAGAGATACATGGGGAGGATGATCGATCTGGGTTTCGGCTCTTCATTTCGATCTTCGATTTGCACAGGGTTGTCCTTCTTTAGAAAAGGCAGGACAGTCATCGGATACACTCCTTCTTGGTTTATTGTCTGTGTCAATACCCGCGTTGTTCCCACGACGCCCGGCCAATAGTTTTTCTGGGAAGTTCGCCGACTTAATACTAAAAAACACTGAATGAGTCATCTATTATTAAAGCGGTCTTTCAGTGTGAAACAGTGCTTTTTTACTTGACTCGGTGTGAGGCGGTGTCGTATATCTCTCTCCGTTATGACACACAAAATTCTCTCTATTCGTATTCCGATAGAGGTCGCTGATTCGTTGGAAACTGAAGCTGCCAAAGAATCGCGCACTCTCAACCTGCAACTTACGCATATTTTACGAGATCGATACAAAATTCATGCGCCCCCAGTCCCCGTACGCTCTGCTGAAAAATCCCGCAATGGTCTTAAAGCCAATCGCAAGACAAAGGCCGAAATCAGCTAGCCGATAACCCGCGCTACAAAGCCGCTCCCCCACAAAGCGACTCGATGGCGCGCGTAGAGACGTGTCTGCAAACAGAGGAGAAAAGACATGCAGTATCCGAAATGCCCATTTTGCGCTGAACTCGCCCGCAACATTCTGGACACTGGCGAATCGCATCCCTATTGGCCCGCTTACCAATTATGGCTTGCTAAGGTCGCCATATGGGAAGCGTGGTACGCGAACGAAATTGATAAGCGATTCGACATCTATTGATCATAGGAGTAGGCCATGCCCTCTAAAACGCCTGACCGCTTTCTGAGCTTCAAAGAAGTCGCTGAATTGATTGGCATCAGTTGGACAACGATCCGTGATGGCAAGGCGGGAACGAAAGAAATCCCCCGCATAAAACTTGGTGGTCGCGTGGTCTTCAGTTTCAACGCCGTTCAACGCTGGATGGAGAGAAAAGCCAGAGAAGCCGAAGAGAGAGCGGCTTATCAAGAGATGGCCGTGATTGATTTACTCAGCGAGAGGCAGAGAAGACGGAGGACGAATGGCCAGTGATTTCAAAGTCTGGCGAGCAATAGCTATCAGCGCAATCACCGGAGCTTTTATATGGGCGACGGTAATTTTCACAGGTTGGAGGGTTTCTCAATGATCACGCATGAGCAAGAGATGGAGATCAAAAACAAAATGATCGAAGTGAAAAACAGACAAATAGTCAAACTCGAAATGGAGATCATAAAACTTCGCAGCGAGCTTGAGAACATCGCCCTCGCAAAGAAACGAAGCTTTGAAAACGACAGAGAGTTTCGTGTTTGGGCGCAGAACAGAGCGCGCCATGCGCTTGGACAGAAGCCCGGAGAATTGACAATCAGGAAGGAGGGAGCATGACGAATTGGGAGACGTTCAGAATCCGCCGTGACCGCAAAGATAGAAAGCGCCGCGAAAGACTCTTGATCAAACTTCAGAAGGCCCAGGCGATTGATAGGCGTGAAGAAGTTGAAAGCCTTTCAACTTGGGGCAAACGCTTCGGCCAAGTCTGCCGCCTCCGATCACAAAGACATTGAAAGCTCTCCCTCTCCGGTCGAGCGCCCATCGGAGAGGGAAGTAAACGGGGCGCTACTGGTCTTTGAATCTTAGTCGGAAATGACAATCCCGCCGTGTTGTTCTTACAGTTTGGTCTCAAGCACTGTAATCGAGAAAAGCAAATCGGAGTGATCCTCCGTCGCGGCGGGAATTATTCAATCAACAATCTCAACTCACCGGAGATACGCCCATGAATATTTACGACATATCAAACGCCCCGACAGTAGGCCTATCAACACACCGAATCGCCACGCTCGGCGGCAATCAAATCAAATGCGACCCTTATAGAACGGCCATTTTGCCTCGCATCCCTCGAAAGAGAACGTGGCAAAAGATCGCCGCGGATTTGATTCGGCGAAAAACAAAGGGGCTACGGCGATTGATCACCACAGCCCTGAGTGTTTAGCGATATTGATTAACAACCATTCTAGCCAACCGAAAGGAGATTTCAAATATGAGCCAGTCAACAGCATTACAGAAACCAGACAAAAACAAGATTCTCGAAACGGTCATCATCAAAGGAGACCTGTCCGAACTTTCGCCCGCTGATCGAGTGAGTTATTACAATGCCCTTTGTCATTCACTCAAACTCAACCCTCTGACCAAGCCTTTCGACTTTATCGAAATCGAAGATAAGAGAACCGGAAAAAAGCGGGTTGTTATCTACGCCAACAAAGATTGTGCGGCCCAATTGAAAACCAATCATGGCGTCTCGGTTTTCAAGACTGAAAGCAAAATTGAAGACGGTTGCTTGGTCGTCACTGCTTACGCGAAAACCCCCGATGGCCGAGAAGACATTGACGAAGGCGCGGTATTCGTCAAGGGGCTTGTCGGAGAATCTTTGTGCAATGCCCGCATGAAGGCGCTTACTAAAGCCAAGCGTCGTGTAACTCTCTCTATCTGTGGCCTGGGCTTTCTCGATGAATCCGAGATTGATTCAATCCCCGGAGCGCAGCGAGTCGCCAATCCTGAAGACGCCGCCGTAATGACTGAGCAAGAGGCTTTGAATTTGTCTCACAGAGCTATCGGCCTTGACCAATGGAAATGCGGGCGAGCTTTGGCCATGCGGATAATCGGTCTTTCAACAACTCTTAAAACCAGAGGGATTGACGATCAGACTATCAAGTCATGGCTCCCATCTGGAATCACTTCTCGGAAAGACCTGACCGAAGATCAAGCGAACGATTTTATCTACGCACTCGAACGCCGCTTAGACCTATTCAACGTCTGCGGAGAATTGGCCGCGAAGGGCGTTGATAGCGACACGATGAAAGGCCGTCTGCCCAATGGCGCCCAATCCCTCAAAGACCTGAGCCTGCCGCAAGTCGAAGATGCCTTAAAAGCCTTCACCCACTGGTTCAAGTCTTACAACGAAGTCGTAGAAGGGAGCGTGATCAATGGCTAAAGACAATATCGGAAAATACTTTGTAGTTAGAGGCGCACAGCCTCACACGAAAGAGCAAGAACCGGAGCGCGTGTATATCACCATTAACGGATGCTTCCCGCATTCACTCAGCGATGAAGCCGTGGCGCAATTACGACAGGGCTTCAAAGAAGACGCTGAGAAATTATTTCAAGCCTTGATGTCTCTCCCCGGTGGGACGTTCTGTCAATTGCTGGTCTTGATGCTTCAGGAGAAAGCTTCACGGTTCATCGTCTCGCATAAACCAACGGCTGAGTATCGAAAGATGGAAGCGGCGAATGATCTTCTGAAGGCTCTCGAAGATGAACATGGATGGGATGATCCATTCCATCAAAACGCTCAGCCGAATTGCTGGAAATGCAAAGCAATCCTGATGGCGCGTGGAGAAAGCGAGGGGCAAGATGGATAACTACATTTCAGGCGAATGGAAAGCGGAACATTTCGAGGCTTATTCACAGGTTGTTAGCTACGGCGCCCATGAACGGCATGAGGGGTGTACGGGTAATTTGGTCGTCGTCAACAAGATCATTGGCAATCCAGACGTTCGCAAAGCCATTGGTGAATTAATCGCCCGCGCCCCTTCAATGCTCGCCCTTCTCGAAAAGGCTTACCCAATAATCGAAGAAGAAGCCGAAAGACGGGACATGGCCATGCATGGAGACTCAGACAGAATTTATACGGCGGGCGATTACTGGTCAGAAATGCACGAACTTGCAGACGAGATCAGCGCGGAGATTGATCGCGCGAGAGGGAAGGAGGCGCAAGATGTCTGAGCCTTTCGACCTGATTGACTTGCTGAAATATCCAACCGTTCGCATCACCATCGGGCATGTTGGTTATTTGTGGATGTGTTACGTCGGCGGAAATTGGAATGTCTATTCAGCGAAGAAAAGTCGATCAATCGTCCATATCGTTGTCTCCACGCCGAATATCAACGAAGCCATAGCCGCATTCGTCAGAGAAGCCGGAATCAGAAAGGAGGATCAACAACATGGTTGATTTCGCCAAACGCATTCAACAGAAGCGAGAGCAATACAACATCGAGAACAGGCCAAAGACTCATCCCACTGTTTCAATCACTGTCGCTGGGGCTGATTATGCGATCAAATTTGGCTATGACGCCACTTTGTTGAAAAAGCTCAAAGACGCCATCCCCGAGTCAGAGCGCACATGGCACAAGACCCAAAAGGCCTGGCTTATCTCTCCCGAAGAAATCGGCATGGCGATAAACGTTATCAGGCTTCACACGGGCTACCCATTAGACTTGCCCGTTGAGAAGCCTTTAGCGCTAGAAGTCATGGAGAAGACTTTTATTCTCGAATACCTGGGCGCGACTAAAGACCGAGGCAAAACCAAATCCGCTTACGGCTCTGTTAATAGTCAATGGGCTTCTGAATTTCCCGAAGAGGTCTTGAAAAACTTCTTCGAGGGAAAGGAAACCAATCAATCACCGTCAGATCTTCAGACGCTTTATCAAGTGCTGTGTGTTCTAGAAAAGGCTTCTCCTGAAGAGATCAAGAAAGCCTATCGTCGTCTCTCCCTGCAATGGCACCCGGATGTCTGCAAAGAGCCGGATGCGCAAGAGATGTTCGTCAAAATCAATAACGCCTACAAAGCCTTGAGCGATCCCGAACAGAAGAGACGCTATGACGCTGGATTGTATTTTGAGAGGCAAGGCCAATCGCAAGGCTATACAAGGCGAGTCGTCACACGGCCTATATATGGCTATCGAGCGCCATTGAGATGCGGTCAAGTGACCGCTCGGGGAACGGTCAGGCTTATGCGCTTTGTCGTCTCTGAGATATTGAAATGGGACGACATTACGAACAGAGAAGGCAAGACGATGTTTTCACAGTGGCCGACCGGCGCGGACACTTTTCAAATCCTTTGGGTTTAGAAAGGGAGAATCATGGATTTAGAAGCGAAGAAAGCAATTGAAACATCAGGGATAGATACATCAAGCAAGCCGCGAAGGCCGACCGATAAAGAAGTCAATGAATCATGCGTGAGTTTGTTGCGGACATTTCAAGCAAAGGTGAATAGCGCGGTGAAAGAGCGGGGTCTGAAGGGCGACGAACCGCACGTCTTGAACGTCATCAACAACGGCTTATTTGGGCTGCTTTGTCAGGCCCGGCTATTCGTTCCCGACAAAAAGGAGGCCAAGAAATCATGACCAGACACGAACTGGCAGACGTGATGATCAAGGGACTACATACGCCCAATGTGAGAGAGGAAAGAATGACTTACATTTCAGCCTCGGAAAAGCGCCCGCCTTGTAAAGCCTGCGCTTTGGGTTGCGCCCTGATTGGCAAGCTCGATGGGAACATCAGAGAAGCCGAAAGAATCTACCATTACAAAGATCGCACAGAGACAGTCAAAACTACATACGACATCTTTGGTGATCTTCTCGGAATCTCTCCCGAGCTTGCCCTTGAAATCGAGTTTAAACACCTGAACGGCATGCCCATCCAGCAAATCGCCACATGGCTGAAGACTTCAGAAGGGGAGGGGGAGAAATGGCAAAAGGACTAGGAGAGCCGCCCATGCAAGAACTAGCCAGACGGCGCACTCAAATTGAGGGGCTTATTGCCGACAATGGCAAGCTCAGAGGTGAGCGCGATGAGGCGCGCAAGATGATCAAGCAACTCATGGAAGCCTTGCGAGATTTTGCCTTTAGCGGAGAAGGAGGACCCACAAAGAAGATCGCGCAAAGAACGCTTAACAGAATAGAGAAAAAACTAGAACAGGAGGGCATCCATGTCTAACACCCAACTTGTTTACGGCTCACTTCAAGATGTCGCTCAGCGGGAAAAGAAATCTATAGCAGAGGCTTTTCTATCTGTTGACACCTTGGTAATGGTCGACACATCCCGCTCAATGTCCATGAATGACTGCCAGAATGGACGAACAAGATACGACCTGGCCTGTGAACAATTGATCAGGCTTCAGCGCGATCTACCTGGAAAAGTCGGAGTCATCAGCTGGAATAGCGAGCCAAACTTTTGCGCCGGAGGAATCCCGACAAGCCCATGTGGTGGAACTGACATGGCGGGAGTTTTGAAGTTTGTTAAGCCTGCCGACAATACGTCGATCAAGTTGATTCTTATCTCAGATGGCGAGCCGGACGATGAAGACAAAGCCCTGAATCTGGCCAGTCAATTCAAATCAAAGATCCAAACAATCTATATCGGCCCGGAATCCGGCTATGGCCGCGAGTTTATGCGCAAGCTCGCAATGGCAACCGGGGGAGTCTCAGTCAGCCAATCAGTTGCAGACATTGCCAATCTTCAACAGACAGTCACTAAACTTTTAACAGTGTAGGAGGAAAACATCATGGCCAAACTGATAATCACAATCGAAGAGAAGGCCCAACCAATCGAGAACGATAAAACTATGGTCGCCTTCGGAGTCACGCAAGATATGGTCTGGGAGGGCGAGACGAAATCTTTACTCCCATCAATGGGGCCATTCCTTACCGAACTAGTCTTAAAAGCTATTTCGCTTTTTCAGCAACAGACCGGAGGGACGCTGCACAAAGCCGCCACTTGCGATAGATCAATCCCTCTCGAATCACACATGGCCGAACTGAAGGCCGATCTAGCGCAACCATTCCCGTCAGAACTTTAACCACAACAATCTAAAACCTAAAACTCGAAAAGGAGATTTCAAACTATGGCATATGAAAACGACAATGAATTGATCATTTCATGGGAAGCTCCGCTTGAACCATGCCCCGAAGGGCGACATCCAATTGTCTGTGTCGACATCTTCAGGACTGACCCGGAGGAGGCCACATACGATGGCGTGACGCGGCTCTATGAAAAAGTCATGCTCGTCTTTCAGGCTTTTCCCGAAGATGGATCAAGAGATAGCAAGGGCAGACCATTTCAGATCGAGCGTAAGTTTACATGGTCGCTTGATCCGCAAGGGAAGCTCAGGCCGGCTCTTGAACGCTGGCGCGGTCGAGACTTCATAGAAGAAGAGTTGAAGCGCTTTGACCTATCAAAGCTCAAAGGCGTCTCGGCCTGGGGGTCCGTTGTTCACAATACCCGCTTTGTGAATATCCAAGACATTGAGCCTTACAAAGACGACGCGGGTAATCCTCTTCCCGCTCTGAAGCCTGAAGCCTACACCCGGAGAAACTACAAGAAGCCGAAGAAGCAAACACTCTCACAGGAAGCAACGCCGGCAATGGCCCCGGCTTCTTCCGGTAGTGACAACAAATGGATGCCTTTCTAAACACCCCGTATTCGCTTCCAATTGGGCTAGGTTGGATTTTTCCGGCCTAGCCCTTACCTCACAACGGAAAGTCGCCCTATGGCAACAATAGATCAAACACTAAACGACATCATTGCAGCGACGAAGGCGAAACCAAATCAAGGGAGTAGCGGCTGGAAAGGCCATTGCCCCGCACATAAAGACAAATCACCGTCACTCAGTATCAGTCAGGGCGCAGATACCCGCATACTTCTTAACTGTCATGCTAAATGTCATATTGATTCAATCTGCGCGGCTTTGAATATCACTCAGGCTGATTTATATCCTCCGAAACAGACACAGGCCAAGCAAACAACAGGCAAACCGTCATACAGTATTGATAAGGTTTACGATTATAAAGACGAATCCGGGACGTTGCTTTTCCAGGCCGTTCGCAAGCGATTGACAGACCCCGCGAAATTTCCGAATGAGCCACGTAAACAATTCAGACAGCGCCGGCCAGATGGGAAAGGAAATTGGGCTTGGTCGCTTCAAGGCGTTCGGCGTGTTCTCTATCGCCTGCCCGAATTGTTGACCGCGGCTCCTGGCGCAATCGTCTGGATTGTTGAGGGCGAGAAAGACGTTGACAGACTACGCTCGCTCGGTCTGACGGCAACTTGTAATCCGATGGGCGCCGGGAAATGGCTTGATGATTTTTCTAATTTTCTCGCAGGCCATGATTGCGTGGTCATCGAAGACAATGACAACCCCGGACGCGCCCATGCCGAGGGGGTTTGTCAAAGTCTGTTCGGCAAAGCTCAGAAGATTCGCAAATTGTCTTTTCCGACTCTCCCCGAGCATGGCGACGTTTCAGATTGGCTTGACACCGGAGGGGATGAGACGACTCTTTACCGGCTAGCCCAGGCATTGCCCGAATGGGCGCCGCTTGCCGGCAATCAACAGCAACAACAATCAACATCGAAGCCGCAAAAGATTCAAGCGGTCTGCATAGCCGATGTCCAAATCAAAACAATTGATTGGCTTTGGGTAAATCGCATTCCCCGAGGAACATTGACCATCGTTGAGGGAATCGAAGGAGAAGGGAAGTCGACAATGCTTTGCGCTATCGCTGCGGCTGTCACGCGGGGAAAGGGATTGTTTGATATGGCGATAACTTCCCCTGGAAATGTTCTATGGCTCTCAGCTGAAGACGATCTAGGAAGAGTCTTGAAGCCCCGATTGCTGAGTGTTGGGGCGGATGTGACAAAAGTATTTGGCGTGAGCGATCCGTTCACCTTTGACGATAAGGGCGTTGAACTTGTTCGAGAGTGGGCCGAGGCGTTCACTCCGATAATGATTGTGATTGACCCCATATTCGCCTACGTGAAAGGCGATCCGAACAAGGGCGCAGATGCTCGCATCACGACCAATCAACTGAAGATAATTTCTGAGGCCCACAATTCCGCAATTGTCATGGTTCGCCACGTCGGAAAGTCGAAGGGCTTTGGCGATCCTCGCGCCGCTGGCTTGTACTCGATTGAATGGAGAGCTTCAGCGCGATCGGTTTTGCTCTGTGGTTCCGACCCGGACAATCCTCAACGCCGAGCATTGACCCAAAGCAAAAATCAGTTTGGCCCGATTTCGGATGCCATCGGTTACGAGATTACGAAAGACCCATCTTCGCCGACCGGAGCCAAGTTTAGTTGGGTGGGCGTCTCGGATCTGACCGCTTCTCGAATCCTCTCCGGGATGGCTTCGGACGACGATCGAGCGGCTATGTCTACTGCCTGCGATCTCTTGAAAGAGTCTCTTTCGAGCGGTGAGCGTCTCGCAGATGATATTAAAGCCGAGGCGAAGGCGGTAGGCGTCTCAGAACGCACTTTAAAACGCGCAAGATCAAACATGGGAATAGTTTGGAGGCGCGAGGGGTTTGGAACAGGGGCTATTTATTATTGGAAGCTCCCGGACGCCTCAAAGAACGGTTTAAACGGCTTTCATACTGGACCATTGGCACAGAATGATCTCGCCTTTTAGAACCATAGAGTTACATCCATACTGGGCCAAATTCTAGCATGTGGAACAGTATGGAGCGTTCATAGTGGTCCATACGCTGTAATTTGGCCCAGTATGGAGCTAAGTATAAGAGTTTAAAAGCCTGCCCCATACTGTACCAATGGTCCACTATGAGGAGAGCGAAAAGAGAGATTTCAGAGCCGATAATTAGAGAAATAATTTTAACATTAAAAGAGACGTTTCACGCTTTATGAAACAAATGAAACACGAAAACGAAGTCGAAAACCTACTTTCCTTGATCTTCCAAAGTAGGGGAGAGGTCGCCGTGAAAGACGGCCGGCTCTGGGTCGCTCCGGTCGGGATCGCCCGCAAGTTCGGAGATCAGATTCGCAAACTCAAGCCAGAGATTTTGATCGCCCTCGGGCATTGTCCGGTGTGCGCTGGGAGTCTGACTATAGAGGTCAGAGTGATTGAGCCAGCCACAGAGAATTCAACAACAGGTAGAACCGGGAGGCATGCTTATTGTGCGGCTCCCAGGCATCACGACAGTTGGCAATTCTGATGAGGCAGCTCCAATTCCAATTTGGTCCGGTCTGGGTCGAGGTCAAAGACGGCGACGACACAGCGCGGGCTATCTTCGATGGTCATTATTCGCGGCGTCGTTATGCCGATGGCCGCAAGCCTCTCTTGTTTGTCGGCCCCGGTGAAAAGATGGTTTTGATTACGCCTGACGCTCTCGCTCTCTTTATCTGGCGCAAGTTCATCAGTGACGATGATCAGAAGGGAATCAATTGCGCCGTATTTCGCAACGAAGGCGCGAGTCGGAGTAGCGATTTGATTTTGAAAGCCGAAAGCCTGGCATGGGGGAGGTGGCCACAGGAACGGCTTTATACCTACATCAATCCTCGCAAGATCCGCTCAATCAATCCTGGCTGTTGTTTTCTCAAAGCTGGATGGAAGAAATGCGGATTGACACAGCGGGGATTGATTATCTTGGAGAAGCATTTCGACAGTTGGAAGTTTTAGGAGAAGGGAAGCCATATGCTACGAATCATCAGTCTGGGCGCAGGGGTTCAATCGTCAACTATGTTTCTGATGGCGTGTCAGGGCGAACTTACGCCTAAGCCTGACGCCGCGATCTTCGCCGACACCCAGTGGGAGCCGAAAGAGGTCTATCAATGGCTCAGCGAGTTGGCGCGGATCGGTAGTCTATACGGCATCCCGGTGATTCAAGCCACGCGCGGAAATATCCGCGATGACATGCTGCGCGCCACGGTCCGTGGCGCGCAGCGGGATGGTCAGCGTGCAGCCTCGATGCCTCTCTACACCTCAGACGGAGGCCAGCGAGAGGGAATGATTCGCCGCCAATGCACGCGCGAATACAAGATCGAGGTCGTCCAAAAAGAAGTGAGGCGCTTGCTGGGTTTGAAACCGCACCAGCGCGCGAAGGCGGACAGCGCTCAACTGTGGATTGGGATCAGCGCTGACGAGGCAAGCCGAATGAAGACGAGTCGGAAGCGCTGGTACTCGCATCACTACCCGCTGATCTTCGATTGCGAGCCTCCAATGACCCGTCGCGATTGCATAGCCTGGCTCGAAGCGCACGGCTTCCCGATCCCGCGCAAGTCTGCCTGTCTGGGATGCCCTTATCACTCGAACACTGAATGGCGAGCGATCAGAGAGAACGTCGAAGAGTGGGCTGACGTGATCGACTTCGATGAACGAATCCGCAACCGAGGCGGACATCGCGGAACGCTTTATGTACACCGCACTTGTAAACCGCTAGCCGAGGTCGATCTTTCAACCGCCGAAGAAAGAGGCCAACTCAATTGGATCAATGAATGCGAAGGGATATGCGGAGTCTAAAAACAGAAAGGAGATTATCAATCGTGGGAAATCATAACGGCACTAAACTTGATTACAAGCAAGAAAGCTCAGACGACATCATGGCCAGAGCCAAAGCCGAATGCTCATTCACAGACCGGCTCTATGACATCCTGTTGGCTTATCAAAATGGTCAGCCATTGGGAGGTCGTCCGCCTGGGACGCCTGAAGGCAACGTAGGGGATTTAAACTTTCAGATGTCGCGGCTCTATAACCTGATATGGTCCGCGGCGATTGATCTGAACGGCAAAGGGAAAATCTGGAAGAAGAATAAACAGGAGGTGATTACGTAATGGGAACGAATTTTTATTACAGGCGGAGCGGGATACTCGGAATAGGAACAGTCGAAGAAAAGCACATCGGCAAGAAATCGTCCGGATGGCAATTTTCTTTCCGCGCCCATAAAGATGAAAACGGAAAGATCGAGATCGGATCATGGAAAGATTGGAAAGAACTTTTGACCCGAGAGAAGGCCGGCAGGATTTATGACGAATATGGCGAGGAATGGACCGCACAAGAATTTATCGCAATGGTTGAAGCCAGCAAGACCGGAAAGAATCATGGCGAGTATTGCGGCTTTGCAGATGGAACATGGAACGACTCAGAGGGATGGAGCTTTTCACTTACAGAGTTTTGCTAAAGGAGAGATCATGAAACGACGATTTGCAAACATCCTATTGCGCCTAGCCTTCAGAATCTTCCGGCGCTATCACGAACAGTTGCCGAAAGAATTGAACGGGATTATCTGGGGAGAGATGACGAGAAAGCATGGGAGAGATCACTACACCGCGAATGAATACTCCGGTTTCGATCCCGAATGCTCAACATGCGTGCGTGAGCTTGAAGAAGACCAGGCCAATCAAGAGACAATCAAACGATGGTTGAAAGGAGAGATACGATGACCGTTGAAGAGAGAGCGAAAACCGTAACTGACGAAGTTGGAACGGCGACAACAGGCGCAGAACTGCGAGCGCTGATTATTCAAGCCCTCCGCGATCAGATTGAAGATTGCGCGAAGCTCACAGATGACGAAACAATGCGTTTAGAAAAATTCGTAACTGAATACAAACGAAAGGGCGATAAAGATGCCGCTCTGCGATTTCAAGGCTCAATAGTTACAGTTGCAAAACTTGGCCGAGAAATCCGCGCCCTGGCCAATCAGACAGAACAAACAGAAGGGAAGGGAGATAAACATGCGTGTAACAATTCTATATGAGCAAGGAGCGCCGAAAGAAGTGACCTATGAATCTACGGAATACAACGACAATTTATTGATCGCAAAGATTGCCGAGAAAACCGTAGGCGACAATTTTGATTCTTTAAAAAAAGAGATCCTAGAAGAAATAACGCCTAAAATAGAAGGGAAGGAGGGTTGAGAGATGACGCCGAGAGAAAGAGCGGGATTATTTATCGATCAGCATTGCGCCACAATGGATTATGACCGAAGAGAGAAAGCCTTTTATGCCGTCTGGAATCTCTTGGAGGAAGTTACGAAAGCCGCAATCGAAGAAGACCGCAAATCGCGGGAGTGTTGCAAACAGGAGCGGGAAGCCTGCGCGATGATTGCCCATGAAGAATTGGACATTGAAAGAGACTTTGCGGAATCACGCTCAGGCGAAGATGTTGCCGAATATATTGAGGCCAGAATCCGCGCCCGGTCGGAAGGGGAATAAAACATGGGAATAAAACGACAAATCATAGACGACATCACAACGGCCCGTGCTTGGGCTGAACTTGTGGAGAAGGGCGGCTGCACGGCCAAAGTGTTAGATCAAGCCGGGGAGATGATCGGACGCCTTTATAACGCTGAGAGATTGCTTGACAGGCTAGTAACTGAAGAAAGAGAAGCGTGCGCGATGATTTGTGAAGGCCATGCCAAAGATCATCGGTCAGCGCCAGAAGACAGCCCGGTTCAGTACGCAGCATCGGAAGCCGAGACTTTAGCGGCGGCAATCCGCGCCCGGTCGGAGTCGGGGAAAGGGGAGTGAGAGATGGAATTTCATCCAATTGCAAATCTATTTCCAATGATGAGTGTCGAAGAATTCAAAGCGCTTAAAGAAAGCATTCGGAAGCATGGCCAACGAATACCAATCTATACCCACGAAGGCAAGATCGTAGATGGCCGCAATCGATATCAAGCCTGTAGGGAGCTTGGCATTAAGCCCTACCTTGAAGGGTGGGACGGTAAAGGCCTGCTTGTTGATTTCGTATGGGATTTGAATGCTGAGCGGCGACAATTAACAGGTGGCGCTCTTCATATTGCCGCAGCCAAATATGCAATTGAACGCCAGACGGAGGCAAAACAAAGGCAAGGGGCGAGAACAGATTTGACTTCGGGTCCAATTGGACCCGAAGTCAGTTTTGGCAAGTCAACCGATAAAGCGGCTGAAAAATTCAATCTTGGACGTACAACAGTGAAGCGGGCTGTTAGGGTTGTCAAGCATGGCGCATCAGAATTGCTTCAAGCCGTCGAATCCGGTCAAGCCTCAGTTCATAGCGCCGCTCAAATAGTCGCGCTCCCAATCGAAAAACAAAAAGAGATTGTTGCGCGTGGCAAGAATGAAATTCTAAAAACAGCAAAAGAGATTGAGCGCCAACAGATTCAAAAGCGCGCACATGGATTAAACGGCGTCCCCAAATCTATCTCACAACAACTAAGAGAAAAGGAGGAAAACAAGGAAATCAAAGTGCAAGGTGTGGGCGTTACCCATGCGCATGAGGCTATTAACTGTTTGAAACGAATCCCTAAAAACGATGGGCTAAGAAAGCGCGGCTTTCAGATCGTAACGGATTGGATCAAACACAACCAGTAAGGAGTAAATATGTCAAAAAAGATCGAGAGCACCAAGAACTACCGCATGTTCCATAACAACAGCGGTGAGAATCGGCCTCTTGAAATTAAAAAACACAGGCAGCTTATAGAATCCATGAAACTGTATGGATTCCTAGACTGCTACCCCATCATTGTTTATCGGGACAGTAAAGGCCAATGGATTGTCAAAGAAGGTCAGCACCGATTGGCTATCGCTGAAACGCTTGGGCTTCCTGTCCATTATGTCGAAACAACAGTTGATTTCGATATAGCCCTTGTCAACAACACACAAAAAACTTGGTCGTTGATTGACTACGCTCGAAAGCATGCCGCCAATGGTATTAAGACCTATCAAGAAGGATTGGAGTTCATAGAACAATATGGACTACCGGTCAGCAAGGCTTTTTCACTGCTTGCCGGTACGGCTGTTTTCAGCAACTTTGAAGACTCTTTTAAGGACGGCACATTTAAGATTAAGGACAGGCCCTGGGCGAATGCTGTTGCGGGTATCTATGCGCCTCTTGTTGAAATGTCAAAGGCAATAAAGAATGACAGAATGATTGAAGCCTGTATGGCGGTCTGTCGAATCCCCGACTTTGATTCACACAGATTGCTTTCAAACGCTGAACGATGCCGTGACAAGTTGGTCTCATATTCCACGCGTGAAGCTTACTTGGAGATGTTGGAGGACATCTACAACTTCCATCGCAGCAAATTGGTCGGCCTAAAAGCCGCCGCGATGATGGCGATGCGCGAACGTAATCCAGCCAAAAAGAAAACGCCGCTTGGAAAGAGACGCTCACCTGAACAGATCGGAGCGCGTCCATAAGATACTTAAGCAGGGCTTATGTAGAGACAGACTCTTTACAAAGCCCTGCTTTTGTAAAGATTGATCGAAAATAGCGTAATTTTCGATCAATAAAATCAAGGGATGACAAATCGGAACCAATGAAGATAATGTAAAGAGTATGAGCGAAACCAGAAAATATCTGACCGAATCTGAGATCGAGGCTTTCTTGAAAGCCTCGAAGAAGACCCGCAACGGTATCAGGAATTATTGCATGGCGATCATGGCCTATCGTCATGGATTTCGAGTGTCAGAACTGATCAACGTTCGGATGGATGAAATCCACTTGGACATGGCCCGGCTCGAGGTTCGGAGGCTCAAGAAGGGGCTAGACGGCCATCATCCAATCGAAGGAGATGAACTACGGGCAATTCGGGCATGGCTCAAAGAAAGAACCGTTCACAAACTTTCAGGCTCACCCAACCTCTTTCTCAGCGAGCGTGGGCCATTCACAAGGCAAGCGGTCAACTATCTTTTCGAGGTCATAGGCCAGAAAGCCGGCCTGACAATCAAAGTCCATCCCCATATGCTTCGCCATTCCTGCGGCTACAAACTGGCCAACGACGAAAGGACGACCAGAGACATTCAAGACTATCTTGGCCATCGAGACATCAGGCAGACGGCCAAATACACAGCCCTCAACGCCGAGCGATTCAGAAACTTTTGGAGGAAATGAAGAGATGACAAAAGAAGATGTATACATAAGAGCGGGTAATCAAGCCCGACTACGCGCAGCGAAAAGCATCCTTGAAGAGATGATCCCAAGATCACCGGAGATCGGCGCCACAAAAGAAGAATTACGAGAGATTGTGAGAATGATTGAGACAATTGATGATCGCATTTCCGGCGAAGGATTCATACAGATGGGGCAAGAGATATTGGAGCGTAATACAACCATCCAAGCCGCCATCGAGGAAGAAAGGGAAGCCTGCGCGATGATTGCTGATGAAATGAAAGCGGAGCTAAGCCAGAGACCTGAAAAGCTTCAGTATGGTCGCACTCAAATTGAAGTTGCAGAATACATCGGGCAACAGATTCGCGCCCGGTCTTCATGATATACTCCCCGCCATTGGGTGCATAGATTCTGTTACCAAATCACTTTAAGCCCTGGCGCGAGTCGGGGCTTTTCTTTTGTGATAGAATCATTCTGTCATTTAGCCGGGGTCGCGAAATTGGAAAAAGCACCGGGCTCAGAGTTCGGCACATTGTGGGTTCGAATCCCACTCCCGACATAAAATAGGAAACTCCATGATCAAACCAGAAAAGCCGCCGAAGAAAGACCGAAAGCAGCGAATCAAAGATCAGAACGCAAAGAGAAAACTGATAAACCCGCTACGCGACCCAAAGACGCCTGAAGAGCTTGAACAGCAGATGCAAGGATTCACCATGATCTGTCTCGGCTTTCTGAAAGTCGCAGGCATTGATCCGACAAAGCTGATCGAAAAGGCTCAGGCTGATGAGTTTCCATCTGAGATTGATTTGGAGTAGACTGAAATCCTCAATTCATATGGTTCCTCCTTTGAGTTGGGATTTGTCACAGCCCCCGGCGAAAGTCGGGGGTTTTACTTTTCCAGACTCGCCCACAGTAGGCCATTTCAAGCCGCAGGCCCGTCACTGTCAAAAGACATGAAACTTGTCCGACCCCTGATAAGGGCAAATTCAATGGCAGGCGTTTAAACGCAAAAAAGAAGGCCATGAAGATCATTCATGGCCTCAGAAGGGGTATCGTAGGAAAGATCAGTGGAAGTAAATCGAGAACACTAATCACTAAGCGCAAACCAGACCAGCAGGCCAATACCGCCGATTAATAGCCATAGAGGGAAGTCTGAGGGAGCGACGTCGATCTGATCAAGGTTGACGACAGAGCTTTGAGTAAAGCCGGCCCGTGAGTAGATTGCTTGGGCATAGGCTTTTGCCGCGGCTGATGGAGGTCCATATCTCACCGGATCGGTCAGGTGGCCCGGTCCTCCGTTGTAGCCTATCAAGGCTTTGAAATAGTCGCCATTGAACAGGGCTATAAGAGCAACCATGTACTTGCCCCACGCGTCGAGATTGGCTACAGGATCAAAAGCGTTATCGAAAGACCCGGAGCCGTAGTCAGCCCATGTCGGCTGCGTGAATTGCGCCAATCCGCGCTCTCCATATGGTCCCACCGCCCGAGGGTTGAAACTGCTCTCCCGTTGGATCTGAGCAAAGGCAATCCCTGGATTGATCCCGTACTGATTGGCCTTGCTGACAACTAATTGTTTGATTTCGTCAGTTGTCATGGTCTTCGGTTTCTCTCCCAGAGATTGCCCATCTATGACCGTTCTCGCACACCACAAACAGCAAGCCCGTAATTGCCACTTTGAAGCCTTCAGGGGCCGCCCACACCCCGCCTTTGCCGCACTCGGGACAAAGGATCAAAAGTCGATCACGATAGATTGCCTCTTTTGGTTCTTCCATAACGAATCAATCAAAAACGTTGCGGTCGGCTCCCCCACTAGTTGTTCTGGCCCATTGCGCCCCGAGTGCTATAGGACAGAAGCCCCGTGACCGACCGCAACGGCTTCTCATGCGCTTCACCCAAGACACATGAAAATCAAAGACCTCAGTTTTGAACAATCTCGATGATTGATAGATTTTGAAACACATCTCCCGCCACCGCCCCTGCCGCAACCACCGAGCGCACGCGCATGGTGATGGCGTTTGAGCTTAAATTCGCAACAGTCAAACCAGTGCTTCGCGTGAAGATGTTGCTGCCCGTCCCGAAGCTTCCCGCCACCCCTGCTGCAGTTATGCCCATCGCGTTCTCAAGCAAAAAATGTGAGATTTGAACAGTGGTCGCCGTCAGTCGCGCTATCCTGACGACCATAGCCCATCCCACTGCCGCCTGTATATCGACTGGTCCCGCGGCTTCATAGTCCTGCCCGTCAAACTGTGCCTGTACGCTCTTTGGTCTGGCATTGGCTGCGAAGTTGCCGCCGTACCAGACGGCTAGATAATCGCCGTTGGTCCGAAGTGAGTCAGCAGGCAATGAAAAACTGTGCAGCACATCTGGTCCTACCCCGACGCTATTGACCGTTGTTGTATTGACCTCTATGTTGCGAACTAAACCCATAAAACTAAATCCCTGACTTGGGCGCCCATGCAGCCCTAATATGTCTCGATGTCTTCTCTCATATGAAAGCATTTCATTTCATGGCCTGATCGCTATAAGTCCCGTCGCCCACGGCTCTGTGGGAGCATTGGGCAATCCCGTTGCGATCTTCGCTCCGGTCGCTCCCGCGGCGCCTAAGACCCCCGTAGACGTAAAAAGCAGCGTCACGGTCCCATCAAGTCTAGTTGTCAATACCGGAGTCACGCCGCCCGGGGGAGTGATGCCGGGGAAATTCCATTTAGAACAAAAATACACAATCAAACTATTATTGATCGCCGTTGTAATAGTTGGCGCCGTAGCTGTCGCACCCAAACCTGTAGCCGTTGAGATTTCGCCCGGATCGACAGGCGTTACAAGATCAGCCCCAAATGCCGACATCATCCAGGCGTTGCTTGAAGCGTTCGCATGGGTGATTGTGTAGTTCGCAGGCTCAGCCGCGGCAATTTTTATCCAGGCGTAAGTATCAACCGTGAATGGATTGAGGTCGGCCCGCGTCAAGGGGAATCCGGGCAAAATCGAAAAGCCCGCTGGGGGCGTAGCGACCGGAGCCGCGGCGCCAGCCAGGCCGTCTTCAAAGATCAGTAAAAGAAGATCGTCATCAGCCACGCCAGCCGGAGCGTTGATCGTCGTGTTGACTCGCCCTCCGGCATAGGCAACAGACGAATCAGACCGGAATGTGACAGCGCCGATTGATCCGCCCCCGCCCGCGCCGAAGCCCCATGATTTTCTCCTGTCGTAAGACAAAGACATGTGATCATGAACTTAGCGTGCTGAAATACGTTGACTCATTTCCGCCTATCCTGTCGGCGATTTTTGCTCCAATCATATAACCGTAGACCAGAGTGCGAATAAAACGAGCGTTCGCATCAGGAGCGGCGCCAAGCGTAACAGTGAGCGAAAGATTGTGATCGCCTTTGGCGAACAAGATTTCATCGGTATCGCAGAGAATGTGTAACGGTAAAGTCGGCGTCAGTTGGTAAGACGCGTTCGTTCCTAGCGCGATGTCGGTGTATTCCCAAAACCCTGAAGCGAACGGAGGCGGGGCAAACATTCCAAAGCCTGGAGCGGCGGCAACTTCTGTAAACACGTAGCATTCAGTCCGTAAGACCAACATATACGCCGCGTCTTCAGGTATTTGATAACTTGCAAAAGAAACTGTCCCCGCAGCCCATCCAATACGATCTCCAAATTTGACCGGTCTGATGTTGTGTTGAATCTCGATAGCCTCTTCGAGAGAAGCTAGATGGCACATCTCAACGATTCTTTTTATGTGAAGTGTTTGCAACATATCAGTACTCGCAGAGCCGAACGCCCCGGAGCGTCACAGTTCCTTGATTGACCTGGCCCGCAACCGCTGTCGTGTTGTTCTGCGCGGTCATGGCCGTCCGATGGCCCTTCTCCAGATAAACAGGCTTCAGGAAAGGCATCACAGGTTCAGTGTCGGTTTCTTTGCCCAACAATGCCGGAGTCGGAGACAGTCCAGGCGTCCAATCGTTTTCAGCGCCCATGTCCGTGAATTTCATTGTTAGGAATGTCGTGTCAAAGCCTGCCCCAGCCAACCCGTCATACGCCGTGGGAGAAACTAAAAAATTTCCGTAGGTATTATGCAGCTCGACGTTGCAATCAATCGGCGGGAAGAATTGCATCAGTTGTCGGCCAATTGGCAAAGTAAAATTGTCAAAGCCTCTTATCACGCCCGTTGAAAGCCTTCCACCGAACGGAACACAGCTAAACCACGGCATACGAGAGCCGACCGGAATAGTATTGCCATTCGGCATAGTCACATGAGATGGCGCTTTACTTCCCTGATTCGGATTGATCAATTGGACGCCGATCATGGTCAATGTCGCGTTTTTATTGACGGGAGCGGCACCCCCAACCTGTATCCAATCGAGTTTTAGTTGTACGCCTCTCGGTAGGAAAAACGCTTCAGGCAATTTGATAATAGGCGTTACAGACAGATTAGCGAGCGACGGGCCAACCGTAGGCAGATTGACCCCTGCGAACGCTGGCAGAGGCGCAAAACCGATTGTGTTCGGAGCGACCCATGGAATACCCGTTTCTTTGTCCGTAATGTTGAGATAAATGAAATTTCCGTTGTCGTTTTGCAATGGCGTGTTGAAGACCAAAGCCGACATTCCCAATATCAGCACGTCATACAATTGTGGGCTAGTAATCTGAGTTACACGTGTATCAGCCACGACCGGTAAATTGACCGTCTTCGTCAGATACCACAGGACTTGAATAGGATAATGATCCGCGATGGCCTGCGCGTAGGGTGTCCATTCCGGCCCGCGCAGCATCGATGTGACAAGATCGCCCGTTTCTATTCGACAAGTTTTAGTCGCTTGATTGCCGTTCATGAAGTTAGCCCTATGTTGTAATCCCAACCTGCGCCATTAACCGGATTGGTCAATCGAAGACCATGCAGCGTTACAAAGCCACCCGTAGTCGGCCCAGCCGCGCTGTTGGTCCATTGCAATTGCAATCGGCCTTGCTTTTTGACAAAGAACGGCGACACCCACGGAATTACCGGCAACGCTTGGGAGAATACGCCAAATACCGCATTGGCCGGAGTGTCCTGCGGTGTGGAATCATCGTTGACCATCCATTCGTATTGAGGACTGATTGATCTGATTCTAACCAGCACGCCAGCGTTTGAAAAACTCAATTCCCCGCCAAAATACAAAACGTCTTCTGAAACTTCGTTCGTGGACGATGGGGCTGGACGTTCACTTGCGACTCCGGCAAAACCAATCGGGATCGTGTCGAAGAAGATCAGATGTGTTTGATAGAAATCGAGGATTCGATAAATATACTTGGTGAAAAAATGCATCGCTTCTCCTGCGCATCGCTCTACGGCGATGATTAATAAATCTTACGTGCGAAGCCCCAGCCCTTTGGCCATCCCGTAGACCTGCATGACGGTTTCATGCGTTTCCCGCTCTCGGTCTAGTTGGGTCTTCTCTTCTTCGGTCAGATGGATTACGTGGCCATTGATCAATGTGGCGTCATAGCCTGGGCTATCTAGAAATCTGGCTTTCCATGCTTCATCTGGTGAGTAGCCAAAGATTCTGTAGATGATCGCTAGTAAAGAAAACTTCAGCAACGTCAATACCGTCTTGATTCCCTGCCTCTCCTGAATCGCCACGACGTTAAGAATGGGCAATTGATAGCGTCCGATTTGTTTAACGGGATTCATGATCTCTCTTATTTTGTAGCGGGCTTTTTAGGCTCTGCCGGTGCTAGTTCTTGAAACGCTCCTTTTTCATCAATGCCGACAACGGAAAGCCGAAGACAACTCGGGTTCGTTTCATCGAGTATGAGCCGGTGTCTAAACTTGTCGTTTAGTTCTTGGAGCCGCTTGTTTGCGTCTTCGATTGAATCGTAGCTCTGTTGAATAAAAGGGCTTTTCTTTTTGCTGTCGATGATCGTGTATTTCATGTCTTTCTCCTGTTGAAAAAAAACTGTGGGGCGAGACAAGGCAAAAGCCCCGCCCCACAAATAATGGTTAAGAACCGAACGCCAGAAATCAGCCGGTCACAGGTTGCACACCGATTCCGCCGAGCGTGACGACCACGCGCACAGGCCCGGTGAGAGCCGTCGTGAACGGATTTTGAACGCTCATCTTGATTCCGAATTTGGTCAAGTGCGGGATGTGACGCATGACCGGCATCTGATACGCCCAACCAAAGCCATTATTGGCATAGCCGTCTTCGACGCCGAAAGCCGGAGCGGTCGCGCCAGAATATGCAGAGGCATAGCCAGCGGCGCCATAGCACCCGGCAGGAAATCTCCAACCTGGCCCCAACTCGAAATTGGTTTGATTGATGAAGAAACTGAAAAACAAGCTCTCTTGGAAAGCCCGCATCACGTTCCCGGTCAAGACCGCGTCAGCGGCAACAGCGGTTGTATGCGTCCCTGGATCGAGAGGCAGATTGATGAAGTTGCCCGTTGTCTGAACGCTGTTATCAAGCGAGCCGACTACATGGAATTGCACGCCGATTTCCCATATCAGGGCTTCATACCCTTGGGACAACTGACCGCCCGTTGTGACCCACTGATGCACGTCGATGTCCTGCTTTGTGTACTGAGTACCGGCGACAAAAAGGCCCTGAGTTGAATTGACGGGATTCGTAAAGAAGGTGAAATCCCGCGTGGGCAATACGCCCGCGTCAACTCTCAACGTGTCGTAAAGAATAAGACCCGAGAACGACGCCAAGCGGCTCTGTGGCTTGCTGGCGATGAACGCCGCGATCTGTTGGTAGTAACCGGGATTGACCTGATCTAGCACAGTCGGCATGCCCGGCATGTTTGACCCCGTAAAGCCGAGGTTTGGAGGTGTATCGTATCCACCGTACATATTTATTCTCCTTCTCCTGCTTGATTGATTTGATCAATCTTTGTTTTTCAGTTCGGGCTTAGCGCGGCATCCCCGGAGGAATGGCCGTCATTACGCCAATGCCCTGCATGCCTTGTTGATTAGCCACTGGCGGCAACGCCGCCATACCCGGCGGGATACTGGTCATCACACCAATGCCGGACATCCCCTGACGTGGGTAACGCCGGCCCATTCCGTTTCCCCTCTGCCCTCCAAGACGGATCATCGGAGCGACGTAGGCCGAGAACAGTTGGCCTCCTGCCAAGATCGCGCCCGCAAGCAAGATGTCGTCTTTCCACTTGCGAGTGAACCCAAACATCCCCGCGATTGCGCTCAGACCCCAGCCCGTGCCGAATGTTGTTGCAGCAGCGCCGATTGGAGTCCCAAGAAGCTGCGGAGCGAAACGCCCGACAAGTTGAGCCGTGAACGGAGCGGCCATTCCGATTGCGGCTGAGCCCAACACGAGTGGCACAGCACGGCTGAACAGACCCGACACCGGGTTGCGATGGCGCCTGCGACCGTAACGTCTGCGGCGTCTCACCGGATTGACCGGATTGCGCCTGTGACCGCGAGCGTAAACACGACGCCTGCGGGCCGGATTGACCGGATTGCGTCGTCTGCGCCGCCGCCGAACAGGATTGACAGGATTGACCGGATTACGACGGGCGCTTGCGCGTCGAGTTCCCCGGCGTTTCCTTCTCCTTGTAGCCATATTCCTTCTCCTTTTATATCTAGTGACGGTTACCAGCGATTTCACCGGGTTCGCCGTCATTCTTCGTACAAGAGCCATGTGAATAGCCCTCCTTCTCCTTGCTTGCTTCGTGACCCGTGGCGGCGGCAAGCAGCGCACGTCCACAAACTCAATTCACAATTCCCTCGGGAGTGATACGGTAATTCCCGCCTTTGAACTTCAAGCCGCCTTTACCATCGGCGTAGAGCCTTGGGCGCACACCATCTTCTTCGCCCATGAAGTGATAGAAGCCCTGCGGCCTGTCGTAACCGAGATGTTTCTTTACATCCTCGTATTCGATCCGTCGCACATGGCCGAAGTCTTCAGCCGGCCCTGACCAGATGAGGCCGTCTTTGCTGGTCGTCCCTATGTGGAGCTTTCCTTTCAAGTCGCGGACAAGCCATGTCTGATTGTTGATTGGCGTGATTACGGCGCGGTCTGTTTTGATCGTCAGAAGTTTGCCGAGCTTCGATAGTCCTGTAGGCGTCCCTTCGGGATAGCGCAGCGGCAAATCTTTTCGATATTCGCCAGCGAATTCTTTTCGATTCTGCGCGGCTTTCGATTTCGTTCGATTGACAATGGCCAGCACTTGCGGCGCAGGATTGCGCCTCTTCCCTCCCTTCAATAGCCCGGAGCTTTTCTTGAGTGATCGACCTGCAAGTCTTGAAGTCGTTTTCTTGCGCCTCGCAACCATTGATCGTGTGCGAGTCGTCGAAGAAGCCTTGCTCTTTGCCGCAACTCTCTTACGCGACCGTGTACGCCTAGACTTGCGTCCAGTTTCACCTGCAACACTGGGACTGTAATCCGACGCCGACCGAATGGGATGAAAAGTTCCTGAAGCATCATAGAAACCCTCAGAGATATTGCGGCGTCTGCGAGTTTTCACTGTCTTCTTGATTGCTCTCGACGCAAGACGCCCGGTTGTTTTCTTTCGAGAAGAGACTTTTCTTTTGTGCGAAGCCGTGGCCGTCGCTTTTCTCTTTGCAACTTTTGCTTTCTTGCTGCGTGATGGCCTTTGGCCTTCGGAGTAATCACCGCTCGCCCTGATTGGGTGAAAGCCTGAAGCGTCATAAAAGCCTTGCTCAACATTTCTCTTTCGAGATTTATTTCTCTCCCGCTTCGCGTAGACAAGCCCTGTGTGCTTATCGAGGTAATAGCCAGATGAAACGCTGACAGTCCCGCGCCCCTGGGCGAACGTCTTCTTTCCCACCTGCCAGCCTTGTGGCGTCTTCTTCGCCTGGCCTTTGATAACCAGGTCGATGTATTTGTTTTTGACCTTGCGTCTCACTGGATTCAACGCCATCGCTCCCGCTCCTAGAATTTCAGCGCCGGATTGAAGCGCTCCTCGGGCAAAGCCCTTTAGCGCCCGGCCTGCGCGCTTTGCCGCCACTTTACCTTTCGATTGTTTAGGGTTTCTTTTCATCACGCTTACCGCGCTGTAATAGTCGCTCCCGATCTTGACCATGAACTTGCGTTGCTCAGGCTTTAGTGAGCTCGGCCAATCGTGGTGATGGAGAGCTACAACGCCCTTCTCTGAAAGCCTGACCAACACTTTCTTTACTGCCGCCTTCGGATAGCCGACCGCTCGAATCACGCGAGAGACTTCAGCCACGCCTAAGCCAATCGCTTTCAAAATCACTTGTTCTTGGTCGGTCAATTTCATCGTTTCAACACGGCCACAAGCACCAATGTCCCGAGGCCTACGGCGAGCAACGCCCCGACAGTTCCGGTTGCCATGCCTCCGAGGGGCGATTCAATTCCGAGTTGGCATGCGATCCAATTGCCGGGACTCATCCCCGCGCATTTCGAGGGCTGCTGTGGCGGCTTGATCTGTGGTTGACCAGTGTTCGGGTAAGGCGTGCCTACCATTTGTGGCCCGCTTGGTTGCCCAGACATCGGCTCAAAGCGAAACTGGATTGAAGCGTAATCAATATCGAAACCGGCATCCTTTAGCGCCTGATAAATCGCCTGACCGAAATCTGACCCAGATTGCCATGTAGTGACCGCGTATCCTTCAATCGTGATATATCGATTCGCATACCCGGCGAGCCAAGAGACGCGAGTGTCATAAGATAGCGCCCGGTCTTCGAGCATCTTGGCCATGTCTTCAAGATCGAGTTGATAAGGAA